ATGGGATTTAGTAGGTACTTGGATGTGGGATAATAAAGATTTTTATAACGGACTTTCAGTATTACCTTATGATGGTGGATCTTACATACAAGCACCTTTTGAAGATTGTACAAAAGAAAAATATGAATCTTTATTAAAAAGTTTAAAAGATGTTGATTTAACTAAAGTAATTGAATTGGATGATAATACAAACTTAAGTGGTGAATTAGCGTGTTCAGGTGGACAATGTGAAGTAAAATAATTAAAAACCAAATAATAAAACCCTTCATTTATTGGAGGGTTTTTTTTATGCTATATTATTTACACTTTAGATTTTATTTTTTGTTGGTAAATTTCTACAACAGATATTTATAGATAAAGAAATGGCACAAAAAAATTATATAAACATACAGTTTCCTTTTCAAGACGATCCTGATGGTAAGTTTTTAAAGTTAAATACTGGTGCAAAACAGGCGATAAAATCTGATTTAGTACATTTATTATTAACTAATAAAGGTGAAAGGTTATACCTACCTAATTTTGGGGCTAACCTAAGACAATACCTTTTTGAACCAAACGATACAGTAGTTGCCAATTCTATTAAAAATGAAATAAATCAGGCAATAAAAGAATTCATACCTAACTTACAGGTGACAGAATTAACTGTTACACCTTCAGAAAATAATATACACGCGGTAGTTGTTAGAATAGATTACCTTGTTACACTATCAGCATTACAATCAGCGGATTTCGTTGCATTAGAATTATAAAAAATATGGCAGAAAAAAAGATAAATTATTTCGCAAGAAATTTCTTAGACGTAAGAACGGAATTAATAAACTACGTTAAACATTTTTATCCTGAGTTATATCAAGATTTTAATGATGCATCAATTGGCACTATGTTAATAGAATTAAATGCTGCTGTATCAGACATGTTATCATTTCATACTGATAGAATGTTTACAGAAACACAAATAGATTACGCACAAGAAAGAAGGTCTATCATGAATATAGCTAGAACTTTAGGTCTTAAAATACCTGGAAAGAGGTCTTCAATAACAATAGTAGATTTTTCGGTAACAGTACCAGTTTATGGTGATACTTTTGATATAAGATACGCACCAATTGTTAAATACGGTACACAAGTAGTTGGTGGCGGACAAGTATTTGAAAATTTAGATGATATAGATTTTTCTTCCCCATATTCAGCCGGTGGTATACCTAATAGATTAATTGTACCAGTTATTAATGCGAATAACCAAATCACAAGTTATACTTTGGTAAAAAGAGAAATTGTTAGTAACGGTATTACTAAAATATTTAAAAAAGTTTTAGGTTCAAATGACGCAGTACCTTTTTTAGAAGTAATATTACCAGATAATAACGTTGTTTCAGTCGAACAGGTAATAGTAAAAGATGGTACAACATTTACAAATAGCCCAACATCTTCAGAATTTATAGACCCCACAATAAGATGGTATGAATTAGATTCTTTAGCTGAAGACAAACTTTTTGTGGATGATCCAACAAGAAGTACAGATAATTCAGGTATTAAACCTGGTAAATGGATACCTGTCACAAGAAAATTTATTAAAGAATATACTGATACAGGCTTTTGTAAAATGACATTTGGTTCTGGGTTTTCGGATGAACAATATCTACAAACTTATACAAATGACCAATACGTATTACAAATGGCAAACTTTTTTAACAGTACCGCTTTAGGAGAGATACCAAAACCAAATACAACTTTATATGTTAGATATAGAGTAGGTGGTGGTAGTGGTGCTAATATTGGAGCTAATGTAGTTAGTTCTGTTGGTAATGTTGACATGGTGGTTAATGGACCTGTTTCAGCAAATAACCAATCTGTTAAAAATTCTTTAAGAGTTAATAACCCAGTACCAGCTTTTGGTGGTGGTGATGATCCTACCCTAGAAGAAGTTAGATATATTACAAAATATAATTTTGCCTCACAAAATAGAGCTGTAACACTAAAAGATTACTTATCAACAATATTTAAAATGCCAGGTAAATTTGGTGTACCTTTTAGAATGCAAGTCTCAGAAAAACAAAACAAAGTTGAGTTCGCAATCTTAGGTTTGGATTCCGATGGAAAACTAAATAATTCATCAACCAATACTTTAAAAGAAAATATGGCAACATGGTTAGCTGATTATAGAATGATTAATGATTATGTTTTAATAAGAGACGGTAAAATAATAAATTTAGCTTTTTCAGTTGATTTGTATACAGATAAAGCCTTCAATCAAGGTGAAATTGTTAATAATACAGTCAATGTTATTAAAGATTATTTTGATATTAAAAAGTGGCAAATGGGACAAAACATTTATATAGCTCAATTAGTAGAAGCTATTAATAATGTTGCTGGTGTTATTAATGTGGTAGACATTAAAATATTTAATAAAGTTAATGGTACTTACTCACAAAACGCAACTTCACAAGCATATAGTGATATAATAAATAAAGAAATAGATTTAACACAAGACTATGTTTTATTTGCTGAATATGATACTATGTTTGAAATAAAATACCCATCTAATGATATTAAAATTAGAACTAAGTCTTAATGGAAATAAACAATGTTACAAATTTAATTGGTAATAAAAGGTATAAACTTGCTAAAAATGCCAACACCAATGTACAACTACAGTTAGAGGAAAAAACAAAACCTTTAACTGAGTACAATATTATTGACATTGTTAATTTACAACAAGTATTTGATGATGAGAGAAATACATCTAAAAAATATAGGTTTAACGGTAAATTAAATATTTACACAACAAATTCTTTATCTTCAGGAGCTACAAGTACTAATTGGGACCCTTTATTTTATGGTAATCCACCAGTAGCACCAAATAATTGGGTTATGCAAATTACACATCCGTATAATTCTGATTCTAATTATTTAATAAATGCTAGAACTCCTAGTGGGACAATATCTTCTAACGCTTATCGTGGTTTACAATATGAGGCTTTAGGTACCACAACAATAAACACTAATAATAATTTAACTATAACTGGTGTACAAACACACAACCTTACCGAAGGTGAATACATTTATCTTTATAGTAGTACAAATTATAATTCTTTACAAGGTATACATAAAGTAAGAAATACAGGTATTAGTGACAATAACCTTAAAAAAGATTTAACATTAGATACCATAATAGATCCGAACTCAACAACACCTTTCGGTTTTGGTAATTTTGTTAGAATGGTAGACACATCGTTTGATGATATAAATTTTAATAACTCAGCAACATTTTTTTTAGCAACGTCTACTGATATAAGTGGCAGTACTGTTGGTTCTTTTTCTTTTGGTGAAACCATTTACACAACCATAACCACAACGTCACCACATAACTTATTAACTAATGATTTTGTTGATGTTAGAACAGGAAACTCAAATTTATTAAATGGTGTGTGGAGGGTTTATAATGTTATAGGTAATTCTGGATCAACAAAATTTGTTATTAGAACGGCACTATCAACAACAAAAGGTACAAATTTTACTTACCCAACACCATTTCCACAGTGGAGAAGATTAGATGCTACACCTTCAGAATATTATATAAGAAACTTTGAGGTAATATCTTCAAATATTTACGAAACATACCCTTGTGCTTTTAGTACCAACACGTATAGTGATGTATCCGATGTTAGATTAGGTACGGCAAACGATACATGGTTATTTCAATTTAACCAAGATATTAATATTGAAAGACTTCGTGATAATAGGGGTGCGTCGATATCACAAGTTTATTATACAATAACAAAAAGGTCTGGTAAAAATCCTTATGATTGGACTCATGTAAACGCTGATTGGGATTTTAACCATACAACTACCGACACCTCAAACGGATTGGAATATATTTCTTTAAATAACCCAACAGGTATAGGTAGTATAGAAAAAAGTTCTGGTAGAACAGAAACTATAGATGTTAATGGCGATATACAAGCTACACTTGGTAGTACATATATTGGTGATTTTGTCGAATTCAACTCTAAAGAATTACAAGAAACAACTGTTTCTGATATAATCCATAGGTTTGGTGTTAGTACAGATCCAAATGGTAATGGGTATTATTATAAACCTTTTAAAAGGTTAGACCTTAAAAAATACTCTAATGTAATAGAAACAGCGGGCCCAACCGAAATTATTATAGACATACCAGAAAATTATGTTACATATGCAGACGGCTCAATAGCTTGGAAAGATTTATTAACTATTGGTTATTTTGAAGAAGGTAAAAACGGTGTTGATTACCCATTTCTTAATGGGGCACATTATTTTTATTTTAGTAATAATTTATATGTTAGAACACAACTACCTAACCCAGCATCTATAATAGACCAAAGCAATGTAAGATCATCATCACTGATAAATTTAAATCCAGAATGTTAATAAAATATCAAATAAGAAATAATTTTGAAACTGTAACAGCTCAAACTGTAACAGTCGGTGGTGGCACAAATGGTTTATATAAATCGATATCAATACCTATTAATATGGAATTTTTACCTGTTGATTATGGCGAAGATGTTCAAGATATTGTACTTGCTGAAAGACAAAAAGCTATAAACCCAATATTTGATGCTGAAACTACTAGATATACTTATTCTAATAATTTAGCTAATTCAGGTAAGGGACTTATGATACAGTTTAGGTTTTGGGATTTAACCGCTTCAACTTATAATATTTCATATAATTCAGCTGATATTACAGATTTAGATATAACTAAAAATAAAAATGTGTTTAAAAAAAGTTTTTTTAGACTATATTTCTATGACAGTAATAGTGGTGATACTAGTAATTTAATTTTTACTGAGGATATTAACGTTAACGGTTCTAAACAACCAATATTACAACTTAATAGATTATATTGGTTAAGGAATGATGAATACTTTATTAAAAATAATAATAATAGAATTGTTTATATGACAGCTAGTTTTTTTAATGCTAAAACAGGTAAAGTACAAAGGTTCATTAATCTACCAATGTCACCACCTTCAATACCAATAACTATTGATGATTATAAAAATCCTCTCAATAGAGATTGGAGAACTAGTGCTATAGAGATAATTAACCCTAAATTAAATAACGGTGGGTTTAATTTTAAACCAAATGTACCTTTTGGTGCTAACGGTATTGATGTAATAACAATGTCAGAATTTATAATGGTTTAAAGTGGAGATATATAAAAGAACAGTCGGGTATGAACAAATTGGTATAACAGATAACCTTGTTATTACTGCCAGCACTTTATATTTTCCTGTTTTTTTAAAACAAAATTTTGAGGATATTGGCATATATACGGATACTGAAAATCCTGTTTATGAAATTGTAGACCTTTCAGGTGTATGGAATTTAACTAATAATGGGTTGGCACAAAAACCTTGTTTAGTTATAAATAATTGTACAGTAACCTTTTCAACAACACCTATAACATATTTTGGTGCTAATAACGGAAGTTTATCTGCAACAATAACAGGTTGTCCATCACCACAAACACTTGAATGGACAGGGCCTAATGGATTTACATCAACAAATTTAAATGCTGGGTATAACAATTTAGAGGCTGGTAATTATACATTAAAAGTTTCAGACGCTAATTGTGATATAACATATAAGTCAATATTTTTACAACAACCACAAGGGTTGAGTTTTAATTTAATTTCAGATAATTCACAAACAAATGTAACAACACCTGGTGGGTGTAATGGTGATGCAAGTGTTGTAGTACAAGGAGGATTACCACCATATTCTTATTTATGGTACTCAGGTACTACATCAAATAGTTATGGTACTGCTTCTGGAATAACTTCATTATGTGCTGGGGTATATACAGTACAAATAACTGATGGTACTGGGTCAATTGTTTCATCAATGTTTACCATAACGGAACCAACACCAATGTCTGGTAGTGTTACTTCAATAATTAATGTTGATTGTAGTGGTAGTAATACAGGGATAATTTCCGCTAAAGTTTCAGGCGGGATATCAACACCTGATGGATATAAATTTATATTAACTGGGCCAACACCTATTACAATAACAGGTAGTACAGGTAGTGCAACGTTTAATAACTTATTACCTTGTCCTATTAGTACCACACCTTGTTATACATTACAAATTTTAGACAGTGTTGGTAACACTACAACATTACCACCAATAACCGTGTCAGCTAGTACACCTGTTACTTATAGTTACCCATATACAAATGTTACATGTTATGGTTCCGCAAACGGATCTATTACTGTAAATCCTGCTGGTGGTACACCCCCTTATACGGCTAATTTATATTTAGGTTCCTCATTAATAAGCCCAACACAAAACGGATCTGGTCCATTTACTTGGTCAGATTTAGATGTTGGTACATATACAATTAAAATAAAAGATAGTAAGTTATGTAACGGATCAACACAAACTGTTGTTATAAAACAAAAACCTAAACTTAACTTAACAAATAGTAGTATATCGTCATTAAACGGATTTAATATACCTTGTTATGGTAATACAACTGGAGTTACCTTCTCAACCGCTTATACAACAGATACTACAACATATACTGCTTACCCTTCTTCTTCACCACCACCAATTAAATATTATTTAGATGGTGTACTTAAATTACCGACACCAGCCGGTTTTGTAACGACAAAATTAATAACAATGAGTGCTGGAACACATACAATTACAGTGGTAGATTCACCAGACGTTTATGGAGTATCTTGTTCGGCAACAACAGTAATAACATTAACACAACCACCAATGAAATTAAGTTTTGTAGGAACGCCTAATATAGATACAATAATACCAGGTATTGCAAGGGTTGGATGTTCTTTAGTTAATACAAGACAAGGTATTATAAATGTTGACGGTGGTATTGCACCTTATACGGTAACATGGACTATGACAACTACAGGTGGTGGTTTGATTCCTTGGGGTACTGGAATTACATCTGACGCTTTCTGTACAACGGAAGCACTTTATACTTCATTAAATGTTAAAGTCGTAGATGCTAATGGTTGTACAATAACATCATCAATACTAGTTTAATATGATAACAGGATATACTTCAAGCAAATTAGATGTTGTAAAAACATATAACAGAGCAAACCCATACCAAGTAGGTGTTAATGGGGTCACAGCTTTTGATACCAACGGAATAGTACCAAAACTATCCTACACAATAGGTGACGTATCGTATCAAACATTTTTTAATAAATCATATTTAACAACTTTTAATACAAATTTATCTGGCCTAAACCAAATAGACACTATTAAACACCCTGTCATAAAAGAAGAGGCTAAAATGGGTATGGTATTTCCACCAAAAGTTAGTGACGAGCTATTTATAGAAAGAATGGGTGTGGCAGTTTTTGAAAGACAATCTAGACTATCAGAAATTAGAACACTTGAGGGATTAATTAATTACAGAAACGGATATTACAATATTACAGAAAATATATAATTATGGCAACAGGAAATTACGGACTGGTTAGACCAGCTACAGCAGGACCAAGTGATATGGAAATTTGGTATACATATTCACCAAATAGGGACATACTACCAACAATACCTTTACAACAATTAACACCAAACCAAGTAATAACTAGATTTAATCATCCAGTACCTAATACAAATGGTATACCATTTTTTGATGGTTTATATAACTTAAAATTACCTGTAGCTAATTTTTCAGCAAAAGGTATTTATACCGTAATTATAAAACCAATAGAACTTAGGGGTAAAATAACTGATTGTGGAGTTTTATCTGCATTTCCAGATATTAAAGGTATTGTTTTAGATTTAAATGCTTTAGGCGTACAAGACGCGTCTAGTTTAATTGGTTACCGTATTGAGTATTTCGATGTTAATACAGGAGCTAGAGTACCAAACTTTTTTAGGATTATAACATCGGCTAATAGAGCCGAACCTGTCAACGCAAACTTA